ATGTTCATTCTCGTAACGAGAATATTCCATACCGAACAGGGCGTTTAAGCCAGGTTCCAGTTCTTTGGCCAGTTGTGCTCTATTAATAGCCATAGTCTAGTCCTCCTTATACGCCTGTCGTTCCAGTGTGAGATCCTAACTGATGATTGTTGATCTTTACAACTAAGATACTGTTATTAGCAGTAGCGTCGTTGCTTGGAACGTCATAAAAATCAATTAGTCTGACCTGTAACGCAGCGGTTGTGTTTTTTGAACTTGAATCAATTTCAACACCAGAAAGCCCTGTAGTAGTGCTTCCAGCGCCAAAAACTAAATCAGCGTTTAAGTTTAAGTCTGCAGCGACAGCGTTCGCAGAAACTGAATCTTGCTGTGCAATAAACAGTTGATCTGGATCGTCAGCTACAAATGCAATCCCGTCTCCTGGTGAGAGGGATGCTGGGAAATGATCTCGGAACGTCGGTTTCTTCGTTGTTGGATCTGTATAAAAACAACCCATGAATACACCACATATTGGATCGCCTGCAGTAGCCACTTCAACTGTACCATCATTTTTATATTTGACGGGATCGCCAGTGAAGATCGCTGTACTTTGGTTATCCGCAACGGAGTATTTAGTTGTTCCTGTAGTTCCTCCTGGAACTGAACCCAATTTCGCAATAGGACGTAATCCGAAGGCTTGATCAATATTAGCCATGTTAGTCTCCTATAATTATTGGTGGAGGAACTTGAATCTTAACCATTAAGACTTTTTGTTGCCTCCAAACGTTACTCTGCTTTGCCTATCCTGATGGATTGGCATTGCTGGATGCTCGTCCTTATGTAGGTCGTTTTCAACTGATTTATTTTGATCTGTCGTTTTGCCAGCAAAATAGGCATCCCTATCTTCCTTGACTTCAATTGGACATCTCATCAGTATCAGACCTCCTACTCCTATAACACCTTTCCATTTGCCCTCAGCGATAGATGGTAAATCCACTCTATCGGGATACTCACTAGCCATAACTGGTTCGTATCCACTTCGCAGTCTACCCATGACGTTTTTCTCGTCTTGTTGACCACGGTATTCGGCTCTTACCCATCTGTGGTGAAAACCTTCAGGTGGTTCTGGTGCATCTAGACTAGATGGTGGTACCCATCCTCTAGCACGAGCTTTTGTTTCTCGAGTATCGAGCTTGCGTGAGGTTTTGTTTACTTTTTCTGTAGTCATATTACGCCTCCTTCACGTGTTTTGCGTATTCTTCTAATGGCACATTGAGTCTTTTAGCTATTGCAACTTGTGAAGGTGTGAGCTTCACGACTCGGCGTCCAGATTTAGTTTTTCGTACGGCCGACGCAACAGTCTGAACGGGCTGTTTCGTTTCGGGTTGTTTATCCTCTTTAGCATCATTAAACTTCTGAGGAAACTCTTTTCTTATATAAGAATCTATTTCATTATAATAGTCATCACTCGTTGGGTCAAATCCTTCTTGCATCAACTGATCGTGATAGGACATCGCAGTAGCTGTCATAGCTCTGTCTTGACCAAACCAAGTGTTGTCTGCTGCCCACGCTTCTGCCTTATAATCAACGGCAGCTTGTTGTTGCTGTGGTTGATTTTCTTGTTGAGCTTGAATTGCTTTTAAATTTTCTTCATCTCTTTTTTGAGATGCTTTTAAATTAGCCAATCTAACTGAATCTGCTTTAGCGGCAGCTAACTGTTCTTGAGCAGTTACCTGTGCTTCAGTATCATTATCTTCAATTGCTTTTTTAAGTTTAGCTTTAGCTGCATCAACAGCAGATGTAACTCTACCCTCAAATTCTGATACATAGCCTTTACCTACGCTGCTATATTTCTTTTTAAGATCCTCGTTTTCTTTTTGAGTGGCTTCATAAAGTCTTTCCATTTCTCGCATTCTTCCTACGAGATTGTTAATTCTTTTCTTTACACCCTTGCTGTAATTATCAAGATCACCTGTTTCATAAGGATCTACAGGAACTTCTGGTTCAGGCTTTTCACGTGAAACTTTTTCTGTTTTTTCTTCTAAAGGTTCAGGTTCTTGTTTTATAGGTTCTTGTTTTTGTTCTTCTTCTTGAACCTCTACACCTTCCTCTTCTTTTTCGTTATCCTCTTTTAATTCTATTTCTACTGGATCTCCTGATGTATCAAGAGGCACCATTTTTTCATCTGCACTTTGCATAGACTTCTCCATGTTTATAAAATATTAGCTGGCAAAATATCTCTCGGATCATCGACAACAGCCAGTATTTCGTCGTCGTTGATAATACGTAGTTCACCACCATCTATTCTAATTCTAGATCCAGCATACCTAGTAATTAAAACCCAATCACCCTCTTTACACCAAGGACCATCGGGATATCTCTCCTTGTCTTTATAAGCATCAGATCCAACCTTTAAAACCTTACAAATATTTGTGGTTATTTGAGATTGTTCAACGGTATCATCCGTTAAATACAATCCACCTTTTGTTTTATTTTCTAGTTTTAAAGGAAATAATACTATTCTCCAACCGACTGGTTGAGGAACTTTTTCTAGTTCATCTTTTTTCTTCTCTGCTTGCGCACCATCCCAAACATGTTTTGGCACGATTAATTTTGGTTTAGTCATTTTCTAGCTCCGTTTTCTTTAGCAGGTCCGTGAGTTCCTGTTCTTCTTGTTTTAGTGCAGCTAATTTACCAGTCAAATATTTATAATCTGCCCAGTCTTTAGCTAGTCCATTTAATATAGACTCTTCTACTTGTTTTTGTCTAGTTATTAAATCTTTTTTATAAGCCGTAAAGAAATTTTCTAGCCGCATGCCTTCATTTGTTCTGCCATAGCGTTGGCTCTGTTGGGTGTTTGTTTAGCCCATCTGGAGTCTAGCATCTCGAAACTCGCCCCAATATAATTCTGTTCTGCTAGTGCTTTCCACATATTATTAAATTTTGAAACACCAGTTTTTCCTAATTGAAATACCATTTCTATAAGTAGCTCTTCCGCTTTCTCATCTATATTTAAACAATCACGTTCTTCCATCAATTCTCTTGCACCACGAATAGCTTCTTGCAAATCTTTTTTAAGTATATCCATTAGGAATTCTTCTTCGTATTCTTTGTCATCTTCCCAAAAATCTTCAACACACAAATGACCTACACCTACAGTTCTCTTTCCTAGAGTATCTAGGTATACCTTGTTTCTATAGCCTTCGTGTTTTTTAACTGATTCTAATAATCTCTCTAGATTCATCTACCCCTTATAACTTTTTGTAAAGTTCTTGCTTGTTTTGCGTGTGTCTTAGACGCTTTCTTTAAACCTTTAATTACTTTTTTTACTTTTTTAGTTTTATTCTTTTTCATTTTTTCTTAAACATACCTATCGCACTAGATCCTGCCTTGATGCCAAAGCTCGCAGAAATCGCAATATATAACAAATTGTGATAATACGACGGTAGGTCTTGCAAGGCGATAAACCCTTGATGTACGTGTTCTTGCAAAGGCGTGAAGACTAAAACGGCTGGAAGAAGTAGAACAATAAGGGCTACCTCATCTTTCCACGATCCTTTCATTTGGTCCACGGCACTTTGTTCCCATGCAACTTTACCAGCTATCTGGTCTTCTTTAAGTTTCTGGGTTGCTTTAATTGTTGTAAGTTTTAATTCTTGTTTTGCTTTTTTTGTTTCGACAAAACCCTTGACGCCATCAGCGACGACGCCAAGAAGTGGTTTTGCTAATAGTTGCCACATGTTCTTTTAGATTGCTCCTATAATTATGATTACGATTATTGCTACAATAGCAGCTTTAATCCAGTCCTTCATACTCCAATCAGACCACTCCTTTAAGTGAGCCCAAAGATCTTGTAAAAGTTTCATAGAAACCTCCTTTTTAAAATATCGAAGTATACTACTTTACACCTTTGTTCTGTTTTTGAACAAAAGGAGAGTAAACTACAGCAGCATCTGATGATACCTGTAAGTTTGGAAAAGGATTTTTTTGTTTTACCACTTCTATCTTTGTTTTTTTAAAGTTCATTTTCTTGCCTTTCCATAGCCACGTTTAGCTAGTCTACCTGATTTTTTACCTTTGACAGCACCACCTTTTTTAAAAGATGTTCTTGTATTTATAATAGATCCTTCTCTAGAACCTTTTACAATTCCACCTCTTTTAAAAACACCTCTGCCTTTTAGTATATCAGCCTGTGTTACTTTACCATCACCTGTTAGATCTGGAAATTTTTTAGCCATGATTAGTGTATAGTCGGTTTTAGAAGATTTATCAAGTCTCTTGCGTTATGATTCATAATATCATCAGCTTGATCTTCTGATAAATTTTTGTGATACAGTATTTTAGCTACTGCCATCATAGCTCCAGCTAATAGTATACCCTCTTCCTCTGAGGTTACTGACTTTTCTGCAATAGTCATTAGACCATTGTAGTAATCTTCTAATTTTTCTACTGGATCTTGCATTATACATAGTTAAGAGTTTTGACTTAACTTTGCAAGTGATATTCCTTCACGAATAGAGGCGTGTTTATCAGCATTATCTATCTTTTCTTGGTTTTGTTGTGCAGAAACAGCAGCTTTTTCTTCTTCAAGTGCTTGTTTTTCACCATCTTTTTGTGCACGAAGCTCTAATTCTTCTGCACGTAGCCCTAATTCTTGCTCTTTTAGAGTAACTAATGGGTCTTTTGTCATACCTTCTAGGTATTCTTGTTCTTCTGCTATCATTTCTTCTGTTAATTCACGAATTCTTTGTGCAATTTCGCTCTCATTTTGAATTTGGAACTGTTGTTGTAGTTGTGGTGGTATCTGTCCACCAAATTGCATCGCTTGTTGCTGTATAATTGGTGCATTTTTAGCTTCAACTTCCTGTCTTGCCTTAAAACTTATGTGTTGTGACACATGAGATTGTAACAATGCCAATATATTCGGTGTATTTTTAACCAAATATGACGACATGAAGGCACGATGTGTCTCGATATGT